CATTCATTTGTAGTTCTATATAATCACCAGAAGATAAACTCTTATCACCTAAGATAGTAATTTCTGTAGAGTCAAAGTTAATAGTAATGTTAATATCTGCCCTAGTAGCACCAGCACTGTTAGATACAAAAACAAGAACTAACTTTGCCCTAGTGTTGTTTGCTACTGTGTAAAGGACTGCTGCTGATGTAGCTAGTTCTTCTATGTATATAGTTCTAGCTTTCATACCAGATTAACTCCTCTGAATGCTTATTGCTATCTAAGGATATTGCATCTTGTAAGGCATTAGTAGCCCTAGCATAAGCACTAACTGAAGTCATACCACCATCTTCACCACGCTCTTCTACTGCAAGTGCATGGGCTAGTAGCTCTACTGGCTTGCTTGGTATTACTAACTTATCAGCTTCTGTTACTAGGTCTGCTGTTCTTAGCACACAGTTAAATCTAATTGTGTAAGCACCATCAGGTATTGGGTAGAGGTCTACCTGTGTATCACCATCAGAACTAATACCGTTATAAGAGTACCAGTAGGGTGAACCTGTAGCTACGTTGTCACTTAAAAAGAATCTGTTAAACTCGTGAGAGCCTTTGGGTTTTAAGAAGATGTTATCGTTTACGTTGATGACATCTAATATAGTAATGGCATTCATTGAGCCATTCAGCTCATAGTTAAATACACCGCTGGTAGTAGTTGCACTTAGTGTGGTTCTTAAAGCACTCCACTGCCAAGCATTCTCTACTGTTTCTTTTGCATCATTGACAAGCACACCTATCAAACTAGAGTAAGAAGTTTCATTGACTGCTGCTACAGTACGTTCTCTTAATCTCTTTAATATGTTATTGACTATATCTAAGTAACTCATATTCTATGTACCTTAATTAAACCACTTGCTAAATAAGGTGCTACCAAGACCACCTAATCCCATTGAAATCATTATTGCTCCAGCAAACATTCCTTTACCTTTAGCCATTTGTTTTTCTAGTTCATTGACACGCTCAGATAACATAGAGCAGGTCTTGTTCATCTCGTGTATCTCACCATTCAGTTGAGTAACTACTGCAACTAAGTGTCCTGCTTCATAGTCTGTCATGTTTGACATGAGTAGTTATCCTTTATTACCTTACATATATTACATTTATTTGTTGAACATCATCTGCTGCACCATCTGTAGTAAAAGAATTTACATAAGATGCACTAACGCTACTTGAATAAGCAGTTGCTATTCTGTTTCTCTGGTTATCAACAGCAATATTATCAATCGCACTTGTTGCTCCACAATAGTTAATATCTGGCATAGCAGTTGCAAAATTAACTGTGTAAAGACCTGCTCCTCTATCTGTAATACTAGAAACATTTCCACTATCTCTTATAGCAACAGTGCTAGTACCATTGAAGTTGACCCATGCTCTACAACCATAGGCAGATGCTAAAGAACCATAGCCTGAGTTCATCTGTAGTACACCACTAGCATCTTCTAATATAGCAGTACCAGTAGCAGCAGGAAGTGTTAGAGTCCTAGTGCCAGCTACTGCTGGGGCTGATACAGTAATAGTTCCGCTTGTATCTCCTGTAAGGACTATTGAACTCATTACACAGATGCTCCTTTAAGCTGGTCTAAGGTTGTCATGCTATCTACTTGATTAGTAATATCTCGTAGTCTTTGTTTCTCTGTGACTATAGCTGAAGTATCAGCACTGGTTTCTGATGCACGTTGAAACAGAATATCTTGTGCTGCAAGCAGTGGCTCACGCTCTGCACGAAGCCTATCCTTTGTAATAACTTTAGCTTTAGTTATGTCTACTGTTATGCCCATGTCCACGCGCCTCTAAAAGTTCTGTCTGAAGGTACATCACCATCTTCTACTATCTCGTAATTAGCACCTGCTGGTACATCTTTAGCAGCAAGCTGTTCAATGGTATTAGTCAACAGATACTCAGGTGCAGGTACAATCACTGCTACTCCACCATCGTCTGTTTCATATATTATTCTTGACACCTTACTTCTCCTTTTGTTATCTAAATACTGCTAATGAAATATCAGCCATATCTACTTTGCTCGTAGTTCCTGTTGAGGCTGTTACCACATTACATGCTGTGGTTGTTTTAGTCGTTGCTCCAGTTCCTGCCACACCTGCCAAAGACAAAGCCCTTAAACTATCGGTACTGTTACCTGTGGTCAAACCCATGATGGAATAGTCAGCATCAACCAAGGCAGTAGTCATATTCATGGTATAGTTACCTGTACCATTATCAGTAATAGAACTAACATTTCCGCTAGCTCTGATAGCAACAGTGCTAGTACCATTGAAGTTAACCCAAGCACGACACCCGTACGCTGTAGCAACAGACCCATATCCTGAGTCAAACTTTAAGTTACCAGAGGTATCTATTGTAGCTTTAGTAGACCCTGCTGATTGAAGGTCAATCTGACCACTGGTATCAGAGGTTATCTTTAAACCATCACTAGTGTCTGCATTAATAATTGAAGCCATTACTTATCCTATGGTTTTGGGTGTGCTAGTTTAATTGCTGCTATAGCATCTTGCCAAGTTGTTGTGCCATTAACTAAATCGTCATATCGCATTTCATCTTGATTAAGTAAGTTATACTCAACCTTTCGTAACCGTGAGTATTCTTGTGCATCATAAACTGCCTGTAGTCTTGTGACTTCTGCATTAACAAGCGACATGTCTAAGACCACGGAATTGCCTTGTTCATCATAAGCATCTGTACTTTCAAGGATGCTCACTACACTTGAGTGCGTGTTGTAGATTGCTTGGTCAATCATTAGTCAACCTCCTCTAGTGTTATAGATGATGTTAAGCGTTCGCGGTCAATGGAATTAGAAGTGCTTTTAGTTTGGTTGTGGTACACAGTAACCGAAGTAGCCATAGTAACAGTCGCATAATAAGTAGTAGCTGATGTAGTAGCTGGAGAGTCTACATAGCTATATATAGCCGTCTCTGGTGTACTGTCATCATTAACAGAGTAAAAATTTATCATTGATGTTGTTATACCAACGTTTTTTAAGCCTACTGCTGCTGGATTACCTACAGCAGTTGACCCTCTTTTAATGCCAAAAACACAGTTATGACGATTTGCAGAAAACTCACCCGCCCATCTAACCGACACCTTTATCCTCTTACTGGTAGTAGATGGGGTAATGGTTGCACTAAGACCAGTCATATTAGTAGTAGTACCACCAGTTAGTGATTGACTTGATGCTGTAATGGAGTATGTTTGTACTAATGCTTTCTGTGCGATTGCAGTATCAAAGTTATCATCACCTCTTAGTATTGTAGCCATATTATAATACCACCCATCTTGCACCGCTTGGAATTGTCACTGTAGCACCACTTGCTATAGTCAGAGGACTAACACTCATTGCGTTAGTGTCAGTAGTTAACGTGTAATCTGCTGCTACTGAATTGCTGTTCTCGTAGATTGCACCACCTGCTGATGCACCACCGCCTATAGAACCCCAAGCACTACCATCATAGCCCTCAAAAGAACCTGAGTCAGAGTTAAATCTAATGTACCCTGCTGCTGGTGAGCCATCTCGTTGTGCTTCAGTACCACTAGGTAATAGCCCTGAACCTGTACTAGAAGTCTTAGTAACAGTAGTTGCTAGTGGAGAGGCTGCGTCTGCCGTAGTTCCTTGAGCTGCTGTTGCATAGGCTGTACTTGCTGTAGTTGCTGCTGTTCCTAAACCTAGTGTAGTCCTAGCTGTACTTGCATCTGCATCATCTATTAGTGTACCACCAAATGTAGAAACTGCTGATGCTGCTACATAAGCCGTACTAGCAGTTGTAGCTGCTGTTCCTAAACCTAAGTTAGTTCTTGCGGTACTAGCACTAGCTAAGTCTGATAAGTTGTTTGCTTTTAAAGCTGAGTTTGATGCGTGTCCTGCTGCATCTGTTGCAGAACTGGCTGCTGCTGTTGCAGAGTTAGCTGCGTTTGTTTCGCTTGTGCTTGCTGCACTTGCAGAGTTACTAGCATTAGTCGCTTGAGTAGAAGCTGTGCTTGCTGAAGTAGCTGCATTAGTAGCAGATGTACTAGCTTCAGAAGCCTTAGTTGTTGCAGTAGACGCTGATGTACTAGCGTTAGTTGCTGATGTAGCTGCCTCACTAGCCTTAGTAGTAGCTGTGGAAGCACTGCTTGCTGCATTTGTTTCTGCTGTTTCAGCATTAGTCTCTGCTGTCTCAGCATTTGTTTCTGCTGTTTGTGCTGCCGTAGCTGAAGTAGCTGCTGCGGAAGCTGAATTAGAAGCGTTAGTCGCTTGAGTAGATGCACTAGATGCAGACGTACTTGCACCAGATGCAGATGTAGAAGCATTAGAAGCAGAGGTTGCTGCTGCTGTTGCTGAGTTGCTTGCATTGGTTGCTGATGTACTAGCACCACTAGCTGAGGTACTGGCTGCTGATGCACTTGCTGCTGCTTCGTCTGCTGATACATCAGCCTCAAGGGCTTTTGCTGTTACAGCATTGATTGTTATATCAGTGTTTGCATCACCTGCACCACCATCACCACGAAAGATAGCCATTTATTTTGTACCCTTTTTAGGAAAACCCCTCCGCATATTTGCATACGCTTTGGGGGTAATAGTAGTTTTCTTTTTTGACCTGCTTATATTTTTCTTTTTTCTTGCATTAATATTTGCATATAAACCTGCCATCATTTAACCCCTATTTATTTTTTCTATCTTTCAATCGTTTATTTTCATTCTCTAACATACGTTGACGTGGTGTTTTTCTTCTACCGCTATCAATGGTTTTTCTAGGTTTATTTTTAGCTGCTATTCTTTTTTTAGCTGCTGCTCTTTTTTTCTCTAGCATAGCTTTTGCTTCACTAGGGGTTTGACTAGGTGCAGCTTTTTTAGATTTAACTGCTGGTTTAGTTTTAGGTTTAGTCATAGGTTTAGGTTTACTATTACCTTTACCTAGTGCATAACCAACTCCACCACCAACGGCAGCACCACCTACTAATTTTGCAGCACCTCTTTTAATAACAGAGGCTTGAGCTAGACTACCTTTCTTAGAACGTTTTTGATTTTTACTAAGTGGTTTTAATAATTTTGAAACATAGCTTTGTTTTTTAGGAGAACCAGAACTAGAAGCTGATGATGTTGTACCACCGCTAGTTGGTGGTTTACCAGCCCCACCAGTTGCTGTTTTATTACCAACACCTGCTTGAACCCTAACTTTTGGTAAATTTCTTGTTCCACCTTTAGCTGCTGTAGCACCAGATTTTTGTGCTTGTTGTATAGAACTACGAAGGAGTTTTTCACCACCTTTTTTCATAGCTGCTTGAGCAGCACGTCTTCCTAAATAGCTAATTCCCACCCTCATTAGAGCTGCTGCTCCAAGACCTACTAATGGTAGTACCATGATACTATTCCTTTATATACTATTAAAAGAAAAGAGCAGCCCCCTAAAGGGCTACCCAATCTCATATCACCTACTAAGCAGGAACAGCAATAACTAGTCCGCTTTCAGGTCTGATTGTCTTAACACCATAGATAGTGTCAGCAGTCATCAAATCACCCAAGAACTCTTGTTTGTATTGAGTCTGAGTACGAACTCCTAGTTGCTCTGCAAGAACCATACCATCTCGTTGACCCATGATAGCTCCTTTAGTATCAAGAGCAGATGCTGAGTTATCACCAGCAGCTTCAATTACAGGACACTGGTTAGACACATAGATGTCAACACCATACAGAGTACCTACTTGACCATTCATA